ATAATTCCGCCGTGACCTCCAGGGTGACGTGATAAATGTATGCGTGTCTGGGCGGGCGGAGCATTATCTCGCCTTCCGCCAGGGGTACGCCGAGATAGTAGTGTCTGCCGTTAATGTCCGCGGGGAGATTCTTCGTAAAAAAATTACGGGCATAATCCAGGTGCTCCTTGGCCACCTCCAATCTGCTGGCGCAGGCCATGATGCTGATAAATGCGACCTCTCTGCGAATGTTCGAGCTGTTCGTCCTGCCTCCGATCCTCTGGATGCAGTACGCTTCGGGGAGGCTCTGCGGGAACTGCCGGGAATATACGGGGATGCCCGTATTAGGCGCCAAAAGCTCGCGGAGGTCGTCCTCTATGCTCATACTGATTTATTCGGGGGGATTTTTAAAAGGAGGGGTTTTGGCGGGGGGATGGGTCCCGCCTGTGGGGTTTATGCCTGTTTCTTCATCTCGTCGACTATGACGTCCTTGGCGTACTGCTCGGCTTCCTTCTTGTTGAAGCCCTGCGCCATGAACTTCGCGACCAGCTCGTCCTTCCTCGAGGCCGCCTGGTTAATAGCGTCCTCAATAGCGGGGCGAACAGTACGAAAGGCCTCCGCGGCCTTCTTGCTCCATTCTCCCTTGGCGGCGGTCTTGACGAGGGTCTCGTTGATGGCCCAGGCCGCGACGATTCCTCCAATGAAGGCGGTAACTCCTACGGTGACCCAATCATCGGGGACCCTGCCTGCGGTGAGGCCGTAATAGTAGATTACGGCGCAGGCCAGCCCTGCGGAGATTAGGATGCCGAGGACGTCGGCGATTAGGAAGATTTTATCGAATTTCTGGCACTTGTTGATCTCCCACCTCTCCTTGATAGTGAGGGCGCTGGCGTCCGAAGGATCGCGCCCGGAGGCGACGATGTCGGCTTTAAGCTCCTCTGCCTGGGCCCTCTGCTCGCGGTACTTGCTGATTCCGTAAAATACGAAATAGACCACGGAGCCGATTACGGCCAGGATGATCAAGGCGAGCGCGGATGCAGTGGATATATCCATCATGTTCTCACCTGCTCTAATGCCGATCCCTACCCCAAATAGGCACCATACAATCGGATAGCCCAGGCCATACCACCAGGGAATACATACCCGCCCATTGTGCCATTTAGGAAGGACCGACATGTTCTTCGCTACTCGATGCGGTTTTAAAAGGAGGGGTGGAGCGTCCTGCGGTCCGCTCTGGGCCTTATCTTGGCCTTGGGCGTCCTGGGGGTCGTCATTACGTCATACAGCCCCGTGAAGGCGTCCTCCGCGTCGTCGTGCTCGCTCTTGCCGTCCGCCGTGAATGTCGCTATATGGTGCCACCATTCCGGCCAGCGGTCGGCCCAATGCTCGGGGAGGAGGGCGTGTTGCATCAGCCAAGGGGCTCCTGTCAATATGCGGGCCTTCTTGTTCTTCGTCTGCGTGAACCAGCCGACCGTGCATGCGCCCCCGTGTTGGCGTATGATCTCCTGCACCGCCCTGGCGAAGCCCCGCCCGCCGTTGTTGCTCTCGATATATGCGATTGATACGGGGAGGCCTCCGTACTCCCGGCAGAGCTGTTCGGCCACCATCGGCTCGGTGTACTCCATGGGCCTGTCCGTATATACTACGTCGAGGACGGCTATGTCCTGCGGTGCCTCGGCGAGCTGGCCCGCTACTATCGAGCACAGATAGTCCGCCCCCTCGTCGGCCGTGTCGCAATATGCAAATACGCGAGTAATGGCCGGGAGCTCTTGATACGTCCGCAGGCTGGTGTATAATCTGCCCTGGACGTCGATGGGCTCCTGCTGGTAATTCGCCATTACTATCGCCTTGTCCTGGGTGTTCAATAGGATATTATAATCCTCGGCGCTCAATATGTCCGAGCATAGCATGGAGCCGTCCTCCTGCTGTGCTCTGTATAATACCGTGCGGACGGGCACCCCGATCCTGTTAAAATGCTCAAGGGCCCGCCCCGCCAGGTCCTGGGTCGCCCAGCGGGTCATAATAATTATTATCTTCATCCCCTGTTCACGCCTGCTTAATAGCGTGTTCGTGAAGAAGTCCCAAAGCTGGCCCAGGCGCCTCTCATTATACGCTTCTTCCGCGTTCTTCACGAGGTCGTCGATGATTAATAGGGATGCTCCGAAACCTGTAACCGTTCCCCCCGGGGATGTTGCTAAATACGAATGTTCCCCGCGTCCTCCTTCGATTCCCCAGAGCTTCATGCTCCCCGAGCCGGGCTTAATCCTGGTCCTGGGGAATACGTCGGAATATACGGGAATGTCCGCGGAGGCCTTCTGCTCCTGGATGGCGTTTCTGACGGTCTTGGCGAATGTGCTGGATAATTCCTCATTGTACGAGGCCGTGATTACATGCGCCCCGGGATCGTGCCCGAGGGCCCATTCCGTGAATAGGGAGGCGGTCCTGCTCTTGCCGTGCCTGGGGGGCATGCACATCACGAAGATACGGTCCTCGCTCTCGTAGAAGTCTTGGATGGTCTCGCAGACGTGCCGTAAATATTCGCGGTCCTCGGTGTAAAAATCGGGCGCCATGAGCCGGCAATAATACCATAATGAACGGCGGGCCAGCTCTATGGCCGCCCTGCGGTGGAGCTCCCGGGCGATTGCCTCCGCGTCGGTCATGGGCGGGGCTCCCATGCGTCGCAGTCCTTCTCTACGTCGGACGCCTCCAGGGTCCCGTGATAATCTGGATGCGTGCAGATATGTGTGTCAAGGGTGACGAGGTATCTGTAATACCTGCATGATGGCCCGCAGGTCCGTTCCTCGGTGGCGTTATACAGGCCCTCTATGAACGGGGCGATTCCTCCAGGCGTCATTTCTTCGCCCCCTTGGTCTTTTCGTAGAGGGCCAGGAGCTCGTCGGTCTCCATGTTCTGCATGGCGTCAATATGGACCACCACGTCGTCGCTGGTCTGTCCCTTCAATTTCGCCAGGAACTCGGCCGCTCTTACGTCACCCTTGATGGCCTTGTTATACATGGCGGCGAGGACCGCTCCCTCCATCGTGAGGTTGGTGTCGCGTATGTCCTCGGCGGCCTTCGGGTCCTTTACCTTGTCCCCTTTACGGAGGGGGAGATTCGCGTAAAATTCGGCCCATTCCCTCATACTCCGGCGCTGTGCCTGCTTCTTGGCGTATGCCTGGCCCCCTTTCCTCGCCTTTTCCACGGTCTGGGGGTCGCCCTTCTTGTGCGGGCGGAGGTTCTCAGGGTGTGGCTCGGGGTGCGGGTTCGCCATGTTACTCTCCCCCCTCGAGCCAGACCTGGAGCTCTGCGGTGCAGTCCTTGCATAGCTTGTACGACCTCGGCTCCGATCCTCTCCAAATTAGGATAGCGTCGCTCCTTGGGTCCCCTATGATGCGCTTGGAGCAGTGCGGGCAATACCAAACGGGGGCCGTCATTCTCTCGCTCATTGGCTCGCCCCCTTGTTGCACTCGCACCCTCTGCATGTCTTGGAGTTGCCGTCGGGGACGTGCCCGTGGATGCCCTCGGTATCGAAGAGGACCATACATTCGGGGCAGTCCCTGCATCTGTGGGGGTCCGCCTGTGCCGTCCCCGTGGCCTTCTGCGGGCTTTTCTCCCCGAGGGTGGTGCATCTGTACCCCTTGGCCCTTTTCGTGGCCTTCTTGGGCCGTGTGTAGATTACGAGGTAGGCGTCGCCATTTACTTCTCCGACGGTCCTGCTTTCGTATCCTTCGGCGGTGCGGTCCATGTCGTAAGCCTCCGCCTTGTCCGCCGTGTCGAATGATACGAACAGGGCGTTTGGTCCGTCCAATACTACGGCATAATAGCGCGTCATTCTCTGCCCTCCATGCGGCGGTTGTGCTTGTCTATTATCTCCTTCAGCTTCTCTCTCGTGCCCGTGTCCTCTCCGATCTCATGGGCCAGGGCCTCTACCTTCCTGTACAGGTCGCCATACAGGAGGGAGATTGCGATATATTGGCGGGCGAGCTCTGCGGTGTCTCTCGGGACATGTATGTTTATCTGTCCCTCGGGTGGTTCGCCGTCCCATATCCTCAATAGGTAGGAGCGGGAGACCACCTGCTCTATGATTTCCTTCACGGTCCACCTGCTGTAAATGTCGGCGCCCTCTCCGTATCCCGGATAATCAAGGAGCGGTGCGGGTCCTCTGTCGGGGTCGTTACATTCATCCGTGAGGGTCACGGTCCTGCGGTTCTTCATGGCGTCCACCAGCTGGTCCACCACCGTGGTGTCAAGGTCTCCCGTGGCTATGGCGTATTCGCCTGTCATGGTCAGGAGCTTGAACTCCTGGCTTATTATGTTCCATTCGCTAATCGTTCCGTTTATCCTCATGCTTTCAGCCTCTTGGCGTCCTTGATTACCTTCTTTAATTGTTTCAGTACGTCCTCTGCTTCCTCAATATCGAGCCATGCGCAGGCGAAGCCCCCGACCTCGATGCGTATGGG